AGGTGCTAGTTCATCTTCTAGAAATGTTGGTGCTGATATTGGAAGATTATTCGGAGAAGCGATTGCTAAAAAAGTAGATGCTGATTTAATCGGTCTATTTTCTAGCTTCACTACTAACACTGCTGGTGCCGCAGGAACTGAATTAACTGCTGACTTGCTTTTTAAAGCACAAGCACAGTTAAGATCATTAAATGTGCCTGCGCCTTACTATGCTGTGTTTCACCCAAAAGCAGTTTTCAATTTAAAGAAAACTCTTACACAAGCTGGTTACGGAACATCTGCTTATGCAATCTCTAACGTAGGAAACGAAGCATTAACAAATGGATATATCGGCAGAATAGCTGGTATTGATGTATTTGAAGATGCTAACTTTACTATTGATGCTTCTGATGATTCAGTAGGTGGAGTATTCTCTCCAATCGCTATTGGTTTAGCTATGAAAGAAGATTTCAAAGTTGAAACACAAAGAGATGCTTCTATGAGAGCAACAGAAATCGTTGCTTCAATCGTTTACGGAAAAGCTGTAGTTAAAGAAAACTACGGAGTTGCTGTAACAACTGATTGTGCATTTTAATTAATGCTATTTTGGTGGGGGAGTAAAATCCCTCACCAACTACAATGAAACAGATAGACAGTCCAAAAACAGTTTTACATTTTAAGACTAAGGATTATGTTTATCGCTATGTGTTAGTAGATAGATTTAAACATTCATCAAAAGCACATCAAGGATTTGATAAAGAACTAGGAATGACTGAAGCTGAAATATTTGCTAAGGTAACTCCTAGAAAAATAAGAAGAAAATATATTATAAAGGATTAACAAATGGCAAATTTTTCAACAGAAACAGACTTAACATTCTACCAACCAGATATTTTAGGATTTGGTATAGCATCATTCTACACTCCAAATGATTATCACGCACAAGCAAGATCAGACATTGAAAGAGATTTAAGAATTAAATGGTATCCAGTTTATGTTAAACAAACTTATAGAGATATATCTTTGCTTAATACAACAGAGATGGACGGAACTAAATTAACAGATTCACAATTTAAAAGATTATCAGTTTATAGAGTAATTGGATTTTACGCATGTCCACAATTAACTAAATATAATTCAAACGATAACTTAGATAGATTTCAAGTTATGATGAAACACTATCAACAATTATATGCAGATGAATTAGATTCTATTTTAAAAGATGGAGTTGAATATGATGCTGATGGTTCACACACAATTAAAGATGCAGAAAAAGCACCTTACCATAGACTTCAACTTATCAGATGATTACAGTTGAAGATAACTCATTACAAGTTGCTCAGAATTTTGAAAAACAAATAAGAGAACAACCTAACATTGTTAGAATAGCATTAGGAAGAACTGCTGAGTTTTTAATGTTCTTAATTAAACAAAGGACTGCAAAAGGACAAAGTTCAGATGGCAACGCATTTCCAAAATATACTGCTGAATATGCTTTCCTTAGAAAAAAAGCTGGAAGACAAACATCAACACCTGATCTTAATTTTAAAGGACAAATGCTTTCAAATATAACTGAAAAATCTACTCCAACTCAAGCTATAATTTATTTTGCAAACAAATTCCAAAATGTTAAAGCATTAGGAAACCAAAGAAAAAGAAAATTCTTTGCTATAGGTGAAAGAGAACAGCAACCTATTATAAATGTATTTATGAAAGAATATAATAAACTATCTAAAATATGAGCAAACGAGAAGATATAGCAGCTAATATAGTTTCTGTTTTAACAGCAGTAACATCTCCAATAACTTTAAAAAAAATTACAAGAGAACCATTTGACGTAGATCAATTATCAGAACAACAATATCCAGCAATTTTTATACAGTCAGGTAATGAAACTAGATCAGATGAAACAATGACTTCATCTACAATTACAAGACAAGCAACAGCAGATTTTGTTATAGTTGGTTATGTCAAAGGAACTACAAGCAATATTGACACCAAACGTAACGAATTAATTACCACTATTGAAACTACATTAAATAATGATAGAACAAGAAATGGTAATGCGAAAAATACTTTAGTCGTAGAAGTATCTACAGACGAGGGTGTTTTATTTCCAATCGGTGGAATTAGAATGGTAGTGAGAGTAATTTATCATTACACTTCTGGTACACCATAATACTAACAAGGAGAACATAAAATGGCAGGAAACGTACACACTGGCTCAGAAGGAACTATTAAAGTAGGAACTGATACAGTAGGAGAACTTAGATCGTATTCACTAGAAACAACTGGTGCGACTATTGAATCTACAAACATGGGAACTATTGCAAGAACTTACAAAGCTGGATTAACAGCTTGGTCTGGTACTGCAAGTTTATATTGGGACGAACTAGATGCTGGTCAAACAGCTTTAGCAGTTGGTTCTGAAATAACAATTAAAGTTTACCCAGAAGGTGCATCAACTGGAGACAAATACTTTTCAGGAACAGCTATCGTAACAGCTAAATCTGTAAGTGCGTCTTTTGATGGCTTAGTTGAATCATCAATTTCTTTTACTGGAAATGGTGCTTTAACATTAGCAAGTGCAAGTTAATTAATTAATTAGAAAAGGAAGAACATGAACGTAATAGATAGAGTGAAGGCACAATTTGAATCTTTAGGAGTTAAAAAGATTGAGGTTGCTGAGTGGGGCGAGGAAGGCAAACCTTTAATAGTATATTGCACACCATTTACATTAGCAGAAAAAAGAAACCTTTTTAAAGGTGCTAAGAATGATGATCTAGGAGTATTAGTAGATGCAATCGTTTTAAAAGCCAAAGACGGAGAAGGAAATAAAATATTTAAGCTAGATGACAAGCAAACATTATTGAATAATGCTGATGCAAATGTTATAGCTAGAGTAGCAACAGAAATGTTGAATGGTGTATCTTACGAGGAAGCCGAAAAAAAGTAAGGTTTGATCTTGAGCTTTACTCAATGTTAGCTCTTGGTCATGAACTTAAAAAAACATTGGACGAAATTCTCTTGATGACTCAAGATGAGTTTCATTATTGGATTGCGTATTTTAAAGTGAAGGCAGATAAAGAGAACTTACATAATGGCAGATCAGCAACTAAATATAAAACTTAATGCTATAGACAATGCTTCTAAAGCTTTTTCTTCAGTAAAAGATTCAGTATTTAATTTAAGAAATGCACTAATAGGTTTGGGTGCTGGTTTAGTAGTTAAAGATTTTATAGATATTGGTAAAGCCACAGAAGAAACAAAATCAAAATTAGATCAACTAGCAAAATCTGGTTATGGTGGAAGCAAAGCATTTGACCAACTAACTCAGTTTGCGATCAATGCAAGAATACCTTTATTAGAAGTTTTCCAAGCAGCAGGAGATTTATTGTCTGTTGCTAAATCACCAGAAGAACTAGCAAAGAAATTAGAAGAATCTGCCAATGCAGCAGCTTACTTTAAAATAAGTTTTGTTGAAGCTGCAGATCAAATAGCAAAAGGATTATTAAAAGGAACTGATTCTGCAAGACTGTTCCAAGATAGAGGAATAAAAAGCATACAAGGGTTTGGAGAATATGCAGACAAAAGTTTTAATGGATTTAATCAATCATTAGAAAAAGCTTTTGGTGCAAGAGGTAAATTTGGTACTGCTAATGAAGATTTAAAAAAAGGTTTAGCTGGTAGTACAATAGCAATTCAAAACTTTGTTACAGCATTTGAAGCTTCAGTATCTAAAGGATTTTTTACTACATTAACCAAACAATTAAATGATCTAGATAAATATCTTCAAGGAAATACTGATTCTATTAATAAATTCGCAGAACAACTTGGTTCTGCATTAGCAAGTGTTTTAATAGGATTAGGAAATGTATTAATATTTGTAAAAAATAATTTTGAAATTTTCTTCGGCATATTACTTGGTGGTGCAGCTCTTAAAGCATTAGATTTTATAAGATTATTAACTCAAGCAATAATATCATTAGGAATAGCAGCAGCAGCTAATCCATTTACAGCAATAGCAACTGGTATAGCAGTAGCAGCAGTTCTAATATGGGAAAACTTGGATTGGATAATTAAAAAGATTGATGATCTTAAAAATACTTTTAAAAATCTTAAATGGTCTGATTTGAATCCATTTAGTAAAGGAAATACAAAAGAAGCAATAGATAACATTACAGAAATTAACAAATGTTTTGAAGATACTTTGATGGAAACATTAAAGCAATTTGAAGCAAACAGTTCAATACTTAATTTTCAAAATGTATTAGATGGTGTTTTACAAAAAAATGCTAACAATTTATCAGATTTAAAAAAAGAAATGTATTCATTAGAAGGTGTTACAAAATCAATATCTGATGGATTAACTAAAGGTATAAAAGATTTTTCAGAAGGAATAGCAAAATCAATAGTTCTTGGTGAAAGTTTAGGAACAACATTTAAAAAAATAGCACAAGACATATTAGTTAAAATGATTGCAAAACAATTAGAATATATTGGAACATTAATTATAGATATTGCTTGGCAAAAAATTAAAACATCTGAATTATATCAACAAGCTGCATTATCAAACATGAGTGGTGGTGGTGGATTTTTCAGTAATTTATTTGGTGGTGGTGG